TAGTTTCTTCATTTGAATTCACATTCCATCATTAGTTGAGTAAAACAAGCAAGTAAATTGATCTCCTGATCTGCAACGAATGCAGACTTGTATTGGTACTCTGCAATAATAAGAACTGCAGCAGCAATACTAGGTTTCTCCAATGTAGTATACATCTTATCATACACCGCACGCATAATATGGGCAGGAGAATTGTCTACATTCTGCTCTACCCATTTCTTGACATCAGTAAACTTCTTCTTCTTCATGCTCAACATAAGAGCAGAGTAAGAAGCATCAGACTGAACTGCCATAATGCCTGTATCAATCTTACCAGTAGATGAGTATCTTTGCAACTCATTCAAGGTACGACGGAAGTCAGGGAAATGTTTCATGATCAGTTCCGCCAAGACTTTGGTGCTGTAATCTACACCTTCTGCTTGAAGAATATTTTCACAACGTGCCAAGAACTTTCCTGCCATCTGCTGCTTGACCTTGCCCGATGTGTTGAAATCGATGACAGTGGTTCTGCTATGCAGAGGATCAATAATTTTATTCTTGAAGTTGCAAGTAAAGATGAACCTACAGTTCTTCTGGAACTCTTCGATAGTCGCTCTCAGAAGCAGTTGAACATCAGGAGTAGTGTTATCTGCTTCATCCACAATGATTACCTTGTGGGCGCTGCTAGAGGTCAAAGAGACGGTAGACGCAAACGACTTCGCCTTGTCACGAATAGTATCTAGGAATCTACCTTCATCAGATCCATTGATAAGAATATAGTCAGCACCTAGGTGTGTACATAATGCTTTTGCAATCGTAGTCTTTCCAATACCTGCAGTACCACTGAGAAGTAGATTAGGGATTTCTCCCTGCTCAACAAATCCACTAAAGATATCCTTAGTTTCATCAGGTAAAATACATTCATCAATCGTCTGTGGACGATACTTTTCAACCCAAAGGAAATCCTTCATTTTACTAATTGTCCTTTATCATTGTACACAAGTTGTTGACTCACACCGTTAGCACTTTCATTTACAAAATTATGGAAGACTTCAGATCCAAGATAGTGATCAACTTTGTTGATCTGGTAATGCAAGTTCCATTCGTTGTTGCGTGCTTGCTGAATCAACCAAGACAGCATAGCAGAGTCCATCTTTTGATTGCACTCAACAGCAGAGATCCAGTTGATTACCTCACCAGGTTCCATGTAATCACCTTCAACATCTTGATATGCCCGTTGATACATCAGAACCTTAGTACGATCTGGTCGCATCCACTGAGGCATCTGCTTAGTTTGTTTCCACAAACATTCAAAATCAGAACAGATTGGAGGGCGATCTTTATGAATACTACACCCACCGCAACTACTGCTAGGATCCCAATAGTGACATGGTTGACCAGGAAAGAATGGAATGCCATGAGCATCGCCATAAAGATGTCCTTGGCAGCACTCACTACAAGTGCCACACTCACGTTTAGTGTAATCAAACTCCGTAATCGGCAGGTCCTTCATCCCCCTGCTCTCGGTTGTAAGGTCCAGTCGATCTAACATAATGAAAAAATAGTTGTGTGTACTGTTCTCCTTGGTATGGAGTCCGCCAGTGTTCGAGATCTATACCACTGTATAATACTGCATCACCAGGCAAGGTTTCAAATTTTTGCTTTGCACCGAATCGGTCTAGTAGTTGCAACTCCCAAGGTTGATCTTGAGTGATGTTCAAACTGACAGAGACTTCACAGGCATTGCGATCTGTATGTGCTGCCATGAATGATTTGTTGTAATACCTAGTGCAAAACCAGTAGGTTTCCAATAAATCAGTTCGTAGATAACTGTTCAAAAAGTATTGAACTCGATGATAATAGACTTCTGCACAAGGCGGTTTGTATATCATCTTTGTCATTCCTCTGCCTTCATCCCAAGCAGCGGTTCTACTTTCAAATTCTGTATTGAGTATTGCCCCTAGATACGAGACTTCACGTTCATCTAGTAGTGAAGGGAGAAAGTCGTATCCAGAAATAGCATAAGTCATGGTTCAAGTGCAATCCAATAGCAAAGTCCTTTAGTGGTGAACTTAGCAACTTTACTGTTGCTAATCTGAATGTTGTAATCAGACTCAATAATATTGAGATTCTCAATCTTGAAGCAATGGCAGAAGTCGTGATCAGTTTCTCCAACTTCAACAGTGTAACTATTAGAAGTTTCGTTCTTCTTATCAGTCACACAAAAGTTGACCTTACCATTAGAACCAAAGACACATGCATCAGGAACCTTATACAGACGTGCTGCCTTCATCACATTGATATAGTCTCGCACTGAGATATTGAATTCTACATCAACACTGGGGAGGGTGATATCATTCTCAGGAGGTTGAACAATGATCTCAGGATCTGCATAGTAGAACCGAGACTGACGACGTTCGTCCTGAGTGTCAACTAAGCGAACATATGTAGACTCTGGTTGCAACTCTGTTGAAGGGAACAGATCAACGCCACTAATGAAAGAAGACAGATCATAGATAGAGATCTGCTTATCGAACTCCTCAAGAACTTCTGCAGATGCAAGAATGTTTTTGTTGATACTCAGAGTACGAATCTGCTTTCCAGGTTTGATTACAATGGAATTGTTGATCGCCGCAAAGTTCCTGAGAATGTCACGGGTACGTGTTGAAATAACGGTCATCGGTTGGGGTAAGTTTCGCGGTTTGAGTTTTGGTCATTGAAATGCAGCAACAACAATCCATAGTGTAGGATTTTGATGATGTCCCTTCGGGCAGTGCCTTTCTTGTCATAGCGGGAAGCATACTTCAGAATGTTAGATCTGCAAAATGGTTCTGCATCACCACATGCTTCAATCAAGTCTAACGTTTGGATCTTCTCATTGCCAGCAGAATAATGCTGTCCATAAGTTCCCGCAATGTAATCACGTAGCTCCTTCAGGAGCTCTTCTTCATTGTATTTGAAACTCATTAGTCATTCAATAGATTACTATTTTCCCCAGTATACTCTCCTTCGAGACCAGCGTCAACCTTTGTATAGAGATCCAGGAAAGATTGTTTGGTGTCATCATCAAAACGATTGACACATAGTGTGATTGCCTTTACACGATCATCAAAGATCTTATATGCTTCTACAATGTGTACTAAACGACGGGTAGTGATAACTTCATCGACACCACCATCAAAGAAAGTCTTACGAATGACTCCTGCCCACTTGATTAGATTTTCTGCAAACTCAGCATCGCATCCACGGTTCAGTAGAATTTTATTTTCTACCGTCGCAGTTGGATAATCTTGCTCGAATGTAATTGGGAAACGTTCGAGAAATGCTTCATTGAGAATATTGGTTCCAATAAAACGACCGTCATCGCTGCCTTTACCTTTAGTATTTGCAGTTGCAATAACATTGAATCCTTCAGCAGGGTTTACATATTTACCAATTTTCTTGAGGAAGACTCCACTACCTTCAAGGATCGATTGAAGGCAAAGGATTTTATTGGACGCCAGATCGATCTCATCCAGAAGGAGAATAGATCCTCGCTCAAGAGCCTCAATGACAGGACCATTATGCCAGACAGTATTACCATCAACCAGACGGAAACCGCCAAGTAGATCGTCTTCATCAGTTTCAATAGTAATGTTTACACGAATCAACTCACGCCCAAGTTGAGCACAAGATTGTTCCACGGAATAAGTTTTTCCATTACCAGAAAAACCGCTGATGAAGATAGGATAAAATTCACCGCTGCGAATAACCTTTTTGATATCCTGGAAAGGACCAAAAGGGACATAGGAATCATTCTTCTTTGGAATCAAGATGTCAGGTTGTTTTTGAACATTGATTTGAGAAACTGCACTATATTTTCCTGGTGCAGTCTTGAACTGCAATACACGTTTGGTAATTGTTTGAAGACCAACTCCAAAGTAAGCAGAAGCAGTTGCTAGATCCTTACTAGTAAATTCTGAACCTACAGTCTCTTGAAGATACTCAACTAGTTGTTCTGTACTAATCGCTTGAGCGGCAGGCATGTCTCTCTTGTGTTGATATAGTTAGTATAGCATAGAATCAAGGGCGGTGCAAGACCCTGTGCCAGTCCATCAATTGAACATGCTATGGGACTTCATATAATGAAGTGTATCATGCATGTTACCCACATGCTTCATGCCAATAGAACACTGAGGATACTCTGCTTCCTCACCAAATTCATTATGAAACTGTCTGTCACTAAAATGAATTCCTAGTTCGTACTTATGGAAGTCTCCATCAAGTGCTTCTAAGAGTGCTGCCATCCGCTCACACTCTTGACTCCCATTAGAATAGATCGTTGCTACTGTACTCATTTAGGCGATCACCTCCACAAATTTGTTTAGAATAGTTTTGTTTGTCATCTTAGATCCCATGTGCTTTTTGAAAGCCTTAGTAAGTTCTGCTTTAGATGCAACTTCTTTTTTTGGTTTGACTTCCAAATCATTAGTACCAAAACCAATATTTTGATTTGGCATCAGGTATTGCACAGTGAATCCACACTTGTTATGTATTTCGATAAATTTATTTTTAGCCCATGAAGTGTGATAATCCTCAGAATTGTTACCATAAAAACTGATCATGGTATTTGCTTCTTTCTTGGAACACAATCTAAAACCAATCCAATTGTAATCCGTAATGCTAGTGTAGAAAGAAACAATTTCTTTAGTTGTTAGATATGGGTTTGCTTCAATCCGTCGCTGATACTTTGTTACAGGATCACGAAGAATAAAAACTTTATTCAAGTTATGGCAAAGTAAACTGGTGTTCCAATAATCTTCTCCAAACTTAGTGGTAAGTTTTTCTGAATTATAGAACATAGGATTGGATTCTCCATCTGTCAAAGCAACAACATTGACTTTCTGAATACTTTTATTCTTAGTAAATTTACTAACCAATTCACGAATACAGATTACTGCTTCAGCAAGAGGTGTTCCACCTAAAGTATATTCTCTATAATAACTATGAGCAGTATAGTAATCGCTACACATACCATAACACTGAATCCAAATCAAACGCATCTGATCATCTAGTTCTTTCTTCTTCATGTCAGAAGTAAACAACTGAAGCAATCTAAACGCTTTTGAAATACCCAAAGTATTTCTTTTTACTTTATGGTTGTCACCATATTGGGAATACTCTCCATGCATTGAAGATTGGAATGCATACACTTCAAAAGGAATCTGAACTTTACGACAGAACCAAATCAAATTATACAACTGACGAATCGTATCCATCATGCAATTGGACATAGAACCAGACCAATCAAGTAAGAACATGAGACCATGATTCTTACCATCTGAAACCACATTAGTACGAACGAAAATATCGTCAGTCAGTTTATATTTGTAAAGAGCATTAGTATTGATAACACCAGTTCTAGACTCAGAAGAACGTGAATACTTGTCTGCCGATTTTTTCATTTCAAACTGCTTCACCAGATAGTTCACCGATGATTGTGCATCACGCTTGTACCGAGTATATACATCAACTGTCTTAGATACGGATCTAGTGAATATATCACCATCGATATGATCATTCATAAAGTAATCTGCAAGTTTTGTTTGAATGACCGTATAAGGAACAACAACCTTGTCAAGATTTATTTCTGGTAGATCAAGATATATCCACTCCTTTGCATCGTCATCAATAAGCATATGCTGGTTATCATTCCATGCACGTTCTGTTTCAGATTCATCTAGGGTGTCATCAACATCATCTAGATCTGAATCAATATCTTTATCGTTTCCACCAGTAGGATTATTATCGCTACTGCCATCAGCATCTTCTTTTTCGTCACTACTCTGTGGAGAATATTCTCTATCGCCGTCAGCACTTGTGGAATTATTTGCTTTAGTTGGTGGTGTAGGAACATCTTGATTCTCATCAGCATGATCCTTGACCCACTCATAAAGTTCTTCAGCGAGTTGAAGAACTTCTTCATATGTTTCTGCATTGGCAATACGATCAACCCACACTTGTTCTTCAGCATTGAAATTCAAAGGCAGGTCATTACATACAGTACCAACTTTGAAGTAGATATTGATACGATCAATTAGTTTCCAATCTGACAACTTCTTATAAGTAGATCTCAAATTGAAGAAGTCTCTTTCGTTGAGTTCTTGGTATCCTAGGTAAAAGGATTTGCGAAGACCAGGATACAGCATCTTCATCTTTTGCTCTACTCTTGCATCCTCTATAACATTCACATAATCCTTTGGAGCATTGCCAAAACCTAAGTTAGGAGTATATAGAGCATGACCTACTTCATGCCCCACTAGAAGGTCATATACATCTCCCGTAACGTCTTTCCAAATAGGGAGAGCAAGAACACGAGTTTCGGGATTGAAGTATGCCGTAGAGATCTTGCGATGCTCAACATGAAGATTCTCAGTTGCAAGAAGTTTTGCAAGGTTGCCTTTGACTTCAGTGTTGACACTCATCTGTTCAGTCGGGTGCTTCGGTATGTACCTACTATAACCCATAGCAAGACCTCGCGTCAACTACCAGTGTGCCACTACTCCCACTGTCATTCATTATTGACTTTGGATACCCATGAGTTCAGTTTTAGTATAATTGCTACTAATGCCAATGGTAGTAGGCATCCAAATACCACCAATGCCTGATTCATTTGCCTATGCCGTAATCGGATGCCTCATTTTCTAGTTTTCTAATACTCTCTTCCTGTTCTTTTTTCCTGTGTTCTTTCCACATCTCGGCAACCAGGTCAACAGTATGTCTTACTGGTTGGGGTATAGGAGTAGCATTTTGCCATGCATCAATTTTTTCTTGTGTAGTTTCCTGAATTCTAAATGGAATATCTTCTCGAATAAATTCTTCGTTCATTTTTTCGTATGTCTCTGGAGTAATTTTGACCATTCAGTAAACTTCCCCTTGAATAATACCTTCACGATTATTTAGTTTCCATACGATGTAATCCATCGTTGGGACACACACAGGATTCCATCCAACAAAGGTTGTTGACTCTCCACTTGGTATCTTCCAACAGGGAGCATCATCATTGTCAAGGTCTAATGATTTACGATACTCTTCCTCACCAAACATAACAAC